CCGTGTGCCCGGTTGATCTCAGTACGCATCACTCGCATCGCGTTATCCATCGGGCTGCCGTTCCCGGCGAGCAGGGCATCGGTTGTTTCTTTTCCCATCCTGTTTGCACTTGCCGCACTGAGCTTGTCTTGTATCTCGATCGGTACAGCATCACCGCGAGACAGGAATTCGCGCGCCGCCTGCGCAGCGCCATGCCCCTGAATAATCGCCTGTTCGATGGCATTCACCACAAGATCGCGCGCCTGCCTGTCCAGCCGCCAGATACGATCGGATAACTGCAAGCCATCTGCTGCCACAAAGGTGCGCACGAATTGCAGCGCTTCGTGATTGATCGTCATCGCCGCCGCAGACGACAATACCGCTTCGCTGGACAGCGGCTGAGTACCCAGATCGGCTGCGATGGCAAGGCTACTGTTGATCAGGGTATTGCGCGCATCGCTGAGTTGCTTGAGTCGCGCATTAACCTGTGCCAGCACGCTCTGTATTTCCTGTAACGCGATATTACCGTCCGCCCCGGAATAGGCTGCGATGCGCTGCGCGATGTCATCGGCCGTCTGCTGATAAATCTGCTGTAGCTCATCCAGCGCGGCAGCGTCCAGTTTCACCACCTCGCGTTGTGCAGCGATTGTGGCGCGCTTGATGGCGGCTTGCTGTGCGGTTAGGTCGCTCATGATTTAGCCGTTGCTGATGCTGGTACCGGATTCGCCCTTGCGTCCGTTTCCTGGTGTGACAGATACGCTCACGCCGCGATTGCGCGAGACAGGCGCAGTCTTTGGATCAACCGGCGGAGCTTCGGGCGCGTTCGGGTCAGGGTAGGGGGTGTAATGCTGCACCTCCCACTCGCGGCGACGCTCGACATAGGCCGGGTCATAGCCCAGTTCTTCCAATACCAGCCCTTGCGGTAATCCCAGCGCCTTGAGTTTCAAGGCGCGATCCGTAGTCTGGCTCGGCGTCTCGGTGCGGCGTTCAGCAAAGGTCACACGGAAATCCTCGTTGTCAGGATTAATTCCCTTGAGCAGTAAATGCAGGCGGAAACCGGATTCATACGCGAATGATAATGTGTCCTGCAACACATCCACTTCGTCGTAGTAGTCCCGCTTCAGGTCTTCCAGAATGTCGCGCGCCAGCCCGTCGGTATAACCCGCCAGACCTTTCGGCATCGGCGATCCGGAAAAGAACGTGTCCAGCAGATGCACGATGTCTTTCATCTGGTTCAGATTGCTGTCACCCTGAATCGCAGTTACCCCGCCTTCCTTGTTCATGTAGTAATCGGTGATTATACCGTCCGCCTGGTCTTTCTCCACCTGGGCGCGATAGGTCGCCACATCCGCGGCGCTAGCCCCTTTCAGCACATGCGCCATCCGCAACGGTGCGCGCATCCTGCGGCGTATCACCAGATCCTCTTCCGACATATTCAGTTTGCGCCAGGTGGTGCGTGTTGCATCCAGAAACGGACGACCTAGACTGCCCATATCGTCGAAGTTGTCCGGGTCAAAGCGGGCATGATGCAACTGCCACAGCGGGAAAGCGGCCATCTCAGCGCCGGTCATGATGTCGAACTGGATGTAGGCTTTCTGCACGTCTTTGAATAATCCATCGATGCCGATATTCGGCAGGATGGTTTCGGCCGGCATTCGTACCCCTTGCACCACGTTAAAGGCGCGATCGAGCACCCACTGGTAAGGAAGATTACCCTCCATCACCAATCCGCGTGCGTCCGACTTGAGTTTTTCAATCCGGTTGAGCTGCAAGTTGCGTTGAAACACATCCCATTCACGCGACAGTGTCTCGTTAGCCTGCCCCTGTTGCATGATCAGACCGCCTTTGACTGTATCGCGTGCGATGCGGCTGTGGATCCGCTTCACCCGGCCGTCCAGCTTGTCCATCTCGCGAATGTCAAGAATTGCCTGACGCAGATCGGGATCCACCCACATCAACCGATAGGCATATTTGAGCTGGTCTTCCGGATTCGGACGCCGCCCGATCTCGCTGGTCGGCGCGTTCTGTGTGGCGTTCTCGTTCGACAGCAGTTGCGCCAGCGTTACTCCGGCAAATTTCGCCGCCGCGCTCTTCGCCCGTCCTATCAATCCATCAAGCATTCCCATCTTGTCCCCCTATATCCCTAAAAACTACCTCACCAACACTGCGCCATCCGTCAATCCTCCCCGCCTTGTAAAGCTCTTTAACAAATTCTTCCATCTCCGGCATATGCAAGTGCACCATCTCCCGATTCCTCGCGATCACAACTTTTTCCCTGTCACTCAGTTCCCTCAACTGATGCGGGATCGGATCAGGTTTAAGCAATGCGCGTCCACGATCCTGTCCGTATTTCATGCTGCGATCACTTTGCCAGCGACGGCAAAGTCACCCCCAACATCTGTTCACGTGTCTGCACGCGACCGCTGATCACCGTCGGTACATCGGCCGCACCGCGTGTCACCAGCGCCCAGACACCGGCACAGGCTGCATCGAATAAGTCATCGCCGATCTTTGCATTTACCATCTTGTAGCTGGAGTAACTAGCCTTGGTCGGCAGCGTTTTTATATTGCCCAACTGGCGCACGAATAGTATCCAGTCAGGCGGGCCGGATAGTTCTTGTGACGCTGTGCCAGGTGGAAGCCAGACCACATTTGCCGCTCCTTTGGCTTCAGCAATATCTCGGCTGTCGTCAAAGTAGGGAATCGCTGCCTGCCCATTGTGGAATGCGGCGCGCAGCGCGGTCGCCATACTGTGCTTGGTCATGCCCTCGAAACGGATTGGCGCAAATGGCCACTGCGTCCAGGTAGTCGCGGTGCTATCGCCGTCACCGATGGTGCGCCGGTCGATATCGGTAAGACCATGGTTGTATAGATCATCGTTCAGGCTGGTCAGCATACCGATGCCATAGGCATCGCCCATCGCATAATCCGGCCTGAAGTACTCCCAGAAACCGCGCAGATCGCGCTGTACCACGCCGTCATCGGTACCCGCCGGCCATGTCTTCACGAACGGGAAGGTAATGTAGTTGCCGATCTGCTCGCTCACCACCAGCGCCGACTTGGAAGCCTGCAGCGTTTCACCGTGTCCGGAATGATCGTAGCCGAACGAAATCAGCCCGCGTTTCTTGTAGCGCATGCCAGGCACCGGTTCGGCTATCTCCAGTTTTGCTTGCAATCCGACCGACATCGCCTTGCGGATGTACTTCTCCCAGATGTGGTTCTGCGCGCTGACGTTTTTGCAGAGAAATTGCCTGATGAACTCACCATCGGGAAGTTGGGCGCGCATCTCCAGCATAAATGCCTGGTTGAGAATCCCCATCTCCATGCCCAGGTACACATTCACGATCGGCAGCAGGTGGTATTGCTTCGAGTCGAGCAGTTGCTGGATCACGTCCGCGCCTTTGAACACGCCCGTCACGCGGATCTGCGGCTTAAACGAAATTCCTTTTTCTGCGCCCATGCGACGGGCAGAACCCAACATCGGAAGAAATCGCGACATCAGGCGATCGACTGGCATGTCATCCACCTCCTCAATTGAGGCGTAGCTGATCGCGTCCCCGTCGATCTGGCTCATGATCCCGTATGCGCTGGCTTTGGAAAGGTTTACGAACTGATATTTTGTATCGGACAGCTGCTCGCGTCCGCTCTTATATTCGATGTATGACTTCAGGATCGGCGAGCGACGTATCGCTTCCAAGTGATAGTTCAAATTGTTTTGCGACTGCTGCAACCTGGGGGCTACGATGCCCAGCTCTTGCGCAGGGGTAGTGGCGTTGTGCTTGAGCGCATGCAGCTCCTTCACCGCCGTCTTTCCCGTCCGTCGGCACGAGACATCAATGGTGTTCGGGTGATCATCCATTTCAATGCACTTCAACACCTGTACCGTATCCAGCTCGACGTTGTGCACATGCTTGTGCCACAGCGCGTGATCGCCCTTGTAACGCATGATCTCCACCTCGGCACGGTTCGAGAGACGAATGCGATCACTGGTGCTGACGCGACTCACGACCCACCTCCTTCCTGCTGATATTCGATCAGGATCGGGTCATCGTTAGTCTGCTTATTCGCCCGCTGGATATTGTCGGCCATACCGGAGAGCAGCGTCATGGTGCGCTGGCGGAACTCATCAACGCCTTCCTGGGCAATCTTATTATGTGTGAGTTTGCCCATCTCGTCTTCTTCAGCCTCCAGCACCTTCTGTGTCATTCCCATATCCGACAATGACAAATCTGCGCGGCTCAACATTTCACCTAGAGGACGGAACAGCGGGTGAGCCTCGATATCCTTGATGATCCTGCGATCCCCTTTTTCATCAACGTATTCAGCGATGATCAGTCTGTTTGTTTCCTTATCTATGTAATATTGCGGAGCTTCGATCTTCACGCCATCGGCCACAATTGTCTGGAGGATTTGCTGAATCACCGCGAACACAGACGCCTGTAAATCGGCATAGATTCCCATCAGGTGCTTTGGATTGCGCTGCTCGAAGGCGGCATGGTGCAGCATAAACAACTCGGTCTTCTTCATGCACGCCGACTGCCGGGAGCAATGCACCCGATCTACATCGCACTGCGCACAAAATAAATATCCGTCTGGTTTGGCAGGAAAGTACGTCGCAGTCCGCGCATTAAGCCCATGCTTCATCGCATTAAACCGGGTACGAAGCGATTCTTCAGGAGTAGGGTGACCGTCCAGATTCGCTGCTGTCGCAGCCTTTCCTTCGTCGGTTCTCGGGCCGGTTGCCTTCGAGTAGGCCTTCAGCAAATTACGTTCCCATTGAACCTGATCGCACTCATTTCCGCATCTAGGACAGCCAGCAAAATACGCGAACGGATGATGTTCATGCTCTGGCGCATCTTCCACTCGCCCAGGCTCTGCCCTGAACGAGTGGAAGCACGGCTTACAGTAGAAGGTAATCTCGGAAATTGGTTTGGAGCGGTCTTTGGCCATGTGCCGCACAATATCGGCAATGGCAAGCCAAAAACAGGGACGAAAATGGCATCTACGCTGCCTTTTTCATGAACCTGTCCGGCAACCTAACTTCCAGAAATGTGGTGCCCAGTATGGCAAGATCGGGGAGCCAGACAGATAAAGCCTTGCAGCGATGCAAGGCTTTTTTCTATTGTGCTCAATGGGGCACTAGCGGGGTACCCTCGAAAAAACTTATCTCAGTTGCGTCCCATTCTGATGCCACCCCAAACAGTGGTACCGCTCATCCCGTATAAAAAATCGGTTCTATGTGAAATAGAGTGGGTAATCGAATTTCATTTTTCCGCATAAAAAGTAAATCATGTTGATGAAATTCCCCGTGTTGCGGTAACCTCTGGCGCGTCTTTTGGCCAGTTGAACTT